CCACCACGTGGGCAGAAAGTGCGGTCGTTTTTTCGTCCGTTTTCTCGCCTTGCGGTATGCTTAAAATCAGTTCGCCTTCTTGTGGCTCAGGAATCCCTAATTTATCCCGCACCCAACTTTCCGAAATCTGCACCCCAATGCCCGTAAGTTTAGGGATAGCATCTGCAAATACCGATAAATCTTCATATTCTTTTGTGTCAAACTCAAAATAAGGGACACGATGTGGCGCAATATTCGGATCAACATTAATTTGCAAATACGGCAAAATGATTTGTTGAGTAATGGTTTGTGCAATCTGTTTCGCATCGCTAATCATCAAATCACGACGCACTTCATTATGCACATTACCTAACGCATTGGTGGAGCTTTTACCATCCGCCCCCGATGTTAAGGTTTGCCCCAAAATCAACCGAGCAATAGATTTCTCGCACCAATCAACCATTTGTAAAAATGGATTATTACCCGATGCAGCCCCCGCATTAGCGACGTTATGCAGTTCAATCTTCATCGATTCAGGCATAATGCCTGCCGCGTTATGCCCAATTTCGGCCAACGCACGCAATAATGTGCGTTTCTCCGCATTAGTGGCACCAGCACCATATTTACCAATGCGAATCGGCATACCATAAAGCTCTAAAAACTCGGCAAAATCACGCACAGAATAATGCTTATACATATAAAGCCATGCCAATGTGCGATATAAGCCATCACGAGCCAACTGTGTCGAACGAGATTTATGGCGATGCACCACCCAACCAAAAGGACGTAAATGCTCACCCATTTGATTAGCTGGCGTGCGTAATAATAAACTATCGTCTTTATCCAATTTAAACCAAGACTGAGGACAAGGTTTAAAGCCCTTTGGTATCCATTTCCCATTTACCTGTGCCCACTGGATTTCAAGGGCAGAAAAGCCATGACCGACCGCATCCATGAGATCTACAAATAAATCCTCAAGGTTAGGATATTGATAAAATAACTCATCAATCTCTGCTTGCAATTTTTCTTCCGCAGGAGTGGCATTACGTGGCTCAACAATACGCCAATCTAGCGTTAAAACTGAACGCTTACGTGTCATCATATTGGCGGCAATGCTGCTATCTTGCTCTTCAATATCCATGAAAAGTTGATGCTGCGCCTGAATATCACCGTTTTCGGCATCCTCTAAAATCTGCTTTAATTTTGAAGGCGTAATTTTTGCAGAGGGGTGATCATCTAATACACGCCCCGTTGCAGTTACTTCCGCATCATCGGTTTGTGTTGGCTCTGTTTCATTACCTTTTAAAAGGTTTTTAACCTTATCAATAAATCCCATTTAATCCGCCTTTAATGTTTCCATATTGAATAAAGATCGTCTTCATCTTCGTATTCATCTGATTCAATCTCATTCAGTTGATTTAACCCAATCCACTCAATCGCTGCCGAACTATCCACTGCATTGCGCCACAACATTTCCAGCGCATCTGGGCCATCATCATGGTCTGCTTTTGGGAAATGTTTTAGTTGGGATTCAAGTGTAGATTGTGAACGGTGCAACAAAATCAGGCCATTTGCGATATGCGGTTGCAGACTTTCAATGCGTAGCATTTTGTCACTGTTCGGTTTTGTCGCTGTTGCTGGTACGGGTCTTCCTCGCGCAGCAGAACGTTTCACTAATTCTGTCTGTAAAAACTCCTGAAACTGTACCGTTTCGACAAACCAACGGTGGCAGTTATATTGACAATGTAAACGAATTACATCTTCAATAATCAAATCAGGAAGACGCTTTTTAATCTGCGCTTCGACCACATACAATTTGCCAGTTTCTCTGTGATAGCCGCCAACCAAAATCGCAGACGGGTCACGGCTTGCACCGGCTTTACCCAGTGACGGGTCAACCGCACCGAAATAAATCAAGTTGTTAGGTAATTCCGTCCAATATTGAAGACTGTTGGCAAAAATGGCGTCTTCACCGCTTACCGGATCATTTTGATATTCTGAATCAAAAGAGGCGTGTCCATCAGACGCGCGAATCTTCATCAAATATAAAATCGGGCGCGCAAGCCAAGATACCACCGCACCAGCGTCCATTTCTGCTTTATGCTGCTGATAGAACAAATCAGAAAGCGTGTCATCGTCACCATCTTCGGAAAGATAAATATTTTCCCACTCATCCCACAACGCCATATTATCCGGCATTCGTAAAATTGCTTTAAAACGTACTCGTCGCCAGCCTTTTGTACTCAATATCCGATTTAAGACGCTGTCATAATGGAGAATGGTTCCCACATAAATAACATCAAACTTTTCACCAGGTGCGCCAAGTTTTAACACTGCATTTAAAATCCAGTTATGCAACTTATTGCGTTGCTCCGGTGTTTGCACTGTTTCATCGTTTTCAATATCATCCAAAACAACAAGATCGGGACGATATGCACCATGACGACGACCACGTAATTTTTGCCCTGCACCTACGGCTTCGATTTTTTGTCCTTTTGCGGTCAAAATCGCACCTGCACGCCAAACTTTACCTGGCGCGACTTCTGGAAAATCAATTGAGAGTCTTGGATTTGACTCAATTTCAACTTTGATAGCTTCTAGCATGCCATAAGACTGGTCACGGCTATCCATAGCAATGATGATGTAATTTTTTAAATTACAAACCATGCACCAAAGTGGGAATAATTGCGTACAAATAGTGGATTTTGCCTCACCGCGGGGTGCGGCAATAGCTTGTCGGACGGATTTATCTGTTTCTTCAACCGAAAGTGGAAGATTTTTAAACAGATATTCGTGTAACTGAGATTTATGTGGAGAACGTACATAATGCGGAAAATAGGCTTGAACAAAATATTCAAACCCTTTTTCTTTATCTAAGACTTTCTTACGACGCTCTGCAATCGCATGCGGTTTATCATCCCAACCTTCAAAATTCGCTTCGATATTTCGCTGTAATTCAGCACGTAGTTGTTCGAGCTGTTTTTCGAAATCTTTGTATTTCATCTATAACATTACCGCAATAAATAAAAGCCAGCCCCAACCTTTGATACCGGCAGCCATTAACTTAAAAGCACATACAATGCAGACAAATTGCACAATCCAGCGGAAATAGTAATGCTTGTGCACAATAGTTTGACTTTGTTTTTCCATCACTTAAATTCCTGCTTAACAATACCTTCTAAATCATCTAAAACTGACAAAAAGGCTGGTAATAAATCAGGGTGTTTTGTTTTGATCAGATTAGTTACCATCTCAATAACTTTCCACGCTGTCGCCAATTCCGACACTTCCGGCAACAACCGTTTACTGCTTGCCACCATTTTCGAATAGCTATCGCCCAAGCCTTGAATCAACTTCGCCTTTTCACTCACAGGCAATTCTTCCGCGCGCTTAATCTCATCCATCGTGTTTTCAAAATAAAGCACAAAGGTGGTGAGCATGCCGCGCGCTACATCTTCAACCTTCCCACTTGCCATCGTGTTCGCATCACGCACTTTATCCCAATTATCGCCACGAGATTCGGCTTCACGTTTCCAGCGTCGAGCAGTGTTATAGGACACTTTGGCTTTTTCTGCGGCTAATTCAAGCGTTAAGCAATCAAACACATAGTAACGGCGCACATCTGCCTTGGTTTTTTCATCATGTGCCATCTTAACCCCCGAATTTTGCTTTAATCAGCTCAAACCCAACGGAGACGACCAAGCCACTTAACCCGCCAATAACCGCAGCACGCACACCTAATTTCGCCAAACTTTCTTCTACCTTTGCCAAGCGCGAATCAATTTCATCTACCCGTCCATCTAAACGGTCAATTTTGTGATTGACGGTACGACTTAAAGATAAAATCTCATCCAGTTTGGCGGTGATTTCTTCTTTTTCCGCAAGTTGATCTAACATCACTTATCCACCTTTTTATCTAACTTCTGATTGATTTCTTTCAACTGATCGCGCACCTCTTTCAAAATGCTTTCAAAGTGTTTATCTTTTACTTCAGCAAGCTCTTTACTCTGAAAATCATGCTGCATTTGCTTTTCTAAGGCTTTAATCGCATGCTCATTTTCAGCCACTTTATCGTTTACTGATTTCCATACCCAGCCAACTAATGTCATAATCAACGTCGTGCCAATCCCAATAAACACTTTATCGTCAATCATTTTGACTCCTTATTTTTAGTGCAAATCTCACGATAGGTCGCATTATGTACCGCAATTTGTCGCAAGGTTTCCGTGGTATCTTGTCGGCTAGCAGTGATAATGCCAAATCCACTACAACTTGGGTTAATCACGGAGATCCCCTGACTTGTGCAACCCATCAATAAGAGTGTCACGGTCAGCATTGCGATTGTTTTCTTCATGTTGTTTTCTCGTTTCATAATGTTTCACCTGCGTATCAGAGACAGCTTTTTCACGCACCAACTGCTCGTTATCTTTTAATAATCGGTCAATTTCACGCCCGGCACGTTTGAGCTTAAATACCACATAACCACAAATAGCCAGTGCAGTACCTGAGCCGATTAAAATCATCTGTAATGTCATCAAATCCCCCTTGGTCTATCCGTTTGTTCTGGCTCCACATAGGTTTCACCGGTAATCGGTTCTTCTGGTTTTGCTTGTTTGGCTTGAAAAGCCATCACCGCCCCTTTGGTTGCGGCAGATCCACCACAAAAACAAGCAAAATAAAAAAACAAATCAGTCACCGTAGAACGGTCAAGATAGACCGCATAAATCAGTACACCCGCCATCACCAAAAAGCCGAAAAACTGAATAAACCCCGTTGTACTGGCTCGGCCATCAACATTGGTAAAAAGTTCAAGCAACTTATTCATCGGCATAATCTCCACATAATCACTTTGGCTGCAGTCGGTTTCCCTCTAGATACATAACTCCACGCATTTTTACTGTAAAAGTGCGGTCGATATTGCGTGACTTTTTGAGGCTTTTGAAACCAATTTAAAACACGTTTAAACACGCCTAAAAACTTAAACTTCATTGTCGATTGCTCCATATTTAAGATTACCCGCCACACGACGCACCCAGCCTTTACCAAAGGTTGTAAAAGTGCCAAGTTTGCAATAAAACTCAAGGCGTTCTGCATTCAAACGCATAATCACATCAGATATCGCCATCTTCTTAATCGCCGCAATGGTCATATTGCCAATAATGCCGTCATCCGCTACATTCACCGCACGTTGCAACATACGGCTTGCATTGCCTAATCCATGGTTTACCGCTGCATCAAAAAACTGGAAAGCCACCGCTTCAGGCATCTTGTCGCATTGATAACGCAACCAAAAGGCGGAGTAGTAGATTTTAAAAGCCTGATCACGAGTCATCACACGCATATTGCCCTGATAACCATTTGCCTGAGCTGTGCGTTTAGTAATCCCCCAATTGGTTTCCCCACCTGGGTCTCTAGGATCATTAACATAGCCGCCTTCATGACCAATTAAACGGTTGAAAATCTGTGTAAAAGATAAAGACATAAAAAATACCCTCAATCGTTGATATGATTGAGGGTATTCTGAAT